TTCTTCGGTCTGCCGCCCTTTTTTCCATTCAGTCTGTTCTGCTCGCACTTGGCTTCATAGGCTTCATTTGACCGATCGATCGCCTGCTGGATCGGTTTCCAGCAGGCACGCATGAATCGGTCGGAAAAGCTTGGTTTTTCGCCTCTTCTCCAGTATGCAAAGATTGCGTCCCACATCAGTCCTTTTTCTTCCGTGGTCAGTTCTTCGCAGTTGTCTTCCCACTCTCCAAACGCGAGATAAGTATCACTGTTTCTCATTTTTTTCTCCAAAACCGTTCGGTTTTTCGGTTTTAATAACTGCCGTGATCTCCACTTCTGTCCGCGGATTTTCCTTGTCATAGAACACGCGGGATCCATCCGTTGACCAGACAATGCTGCAGGAATCGTCCTTGATCGTGCCAGCTTTGACCAGCACATCCATCAAAGCGGACTCCAGATTCGTCAGGTCAACACGATGGTGCTTCTTCCGGAAGTAGTATGCTTTGATGTTGACGGCGTAGTCGATGCCTGCTCTCGGACAGAACTTAATCGCCTCCGCCTCATATTTCCGGTAAGCGTCAGAAGGAATGATCATGTAATGACCGCGTGCTTTTATGATCCGCTGGCTGTTCTTTTTTGTTTTCGGCTCGATAGGAATCGTAAAGCTGATCATATTTCCTCCTCCTATTTAAACGGAAGTCCTTCTGTGTCTTCCTCTGCGACATTAACAAATCCATAATCCCCGATCGTGGGAGCTTCTGCGCGTGGCTTTGCGTCCTTCTTCTTCGGGATCGCCTGCTGGAACGCTTCATCATATCCGCAGAAATAACGTGGCTTGCAGCTTGCGCCCAGTGAATGATCCTCTTTGATATAGTCTTCAATACCGAACACGATGCCGACCTTCAGTCCTTTGAGCTTCGCCAGATCCAGCACGCCGTTGCTCCAGATCTCGACATCCGGATTCGATTTCTCGATCGCTCCGGTCATCTTGGACAGATTGCTCTCAAACCATTCGGAATCCAACCAGAAGGTCTTCTGTCCGGAATAGCTCCATTTCTTATCCGGACGCGTGTCCTTAATGTAAAGATTGCTGAAGTATTTCGGCTGCGTGTCATCAACCGCCGTGTCGAATGAAATGCGCAGGATGTCCTTGCCGTTCGGATCCTTGTCTTCTTTTGCCTCCATGATCACGCACTTGTGACCGCCTGCATTCAGTGATTCAAAACTGTTTTTTAAATTGTCATAGTTCTGTGGTTTCTTAATCATTTAATATTCCTCCTAATTGATTGTTCTGCTCGTTTAATCAAATAGTCGCCCATTTCCGTGCCTTCCAGATACAGCTTCGCCGTGTCATATTCGTGCATCATGCGATCGACCTGATGTGATTTCTTCCGGAAATCCGTCCGCATCAGCTTCAAGCCGATCACATAATCCTTGTAAGCACGCTCCGTGATGGCGATCAATAAGTTATAAGCACCTTCATCTGTCATAAAACTCCACCTTGTAGATCCAGTCCGGATCCTTATGCTTCAGCTGGTACATCCTTGCCTCTGCATCCATTGCATGATTAAATGTCAGAATATAATTCGGCAAACCGCTGTCCTCCCACTTGCACCAGATCGGATGTCCAAACATCCTGCCGCCCATTTCCTGAATGTCGTGAATGCAATAGACTTCCTCTGTCATGAGCCTCCGTTCTTCAGTTGGTCTGCGCGTGATGATGTAACTCATTCCGCCACCTCCGTGATGAACGCATCCACGCTGTCCAGATAAGCATCTGTTTCACGGACGCTGACCATGCCGATGATCCCGCAGATGATAGCCAGTGCGACTGCAGCGATAAGCACCCGTTTCATGATCTTCATGCGCCCACCTCCACATCGTTCAGGATCCGGATTGCTTTCTTCAGGATCACGACCTTGTTTTTCAACCTCTTGTTCTGTGCGGACAGCTGGTCATTCAATCGCTTCAGCTGTTCATTTGTATGGTCACGCATCAGCAGTTCCTTCTCCAGTGATGCGATCTGTGTTTTTAAGTTCTGGATTCTCTCGCTTTCACCTGTCATCTTCATCGTCCTCCTCAAAATCGTATCTTTTAATCGTTGTGTTATGGATCGTAATAGCCTTACTGATGACCACGAACAGACATCCCAAAAAGACAATGATCGCAGCCAGCAGCAGAAACCCAAACACGATACCCATCGCAATATCCCAGATCATTCCGGATCACCTTCCTTCATCAGCTGTGCCACGCGCTTCTCATAGTCCTCCGGAAAGAGAAGTGCGAACACTTCCAGCAGATTGCTGTCCAGATACAGACCATTTCCGCTGACATACTTGCGGACAGATCCGCCCATTGCGCGTTTTAAGATATTGAATGCAATGCTCTTGGCGAGCAGGTTTTTATATTCCTCTAAAGTGATCTCAATCTTTTCCATTTTCTCCTCCTCTTGGGATTCCCCAGTATTCACGCATGACATCATCAACCATCTTCAGGTCGTTTGGGATCAGGTCGTCCTCAAACATCCCGATCGGAGATTTGACTGTGTCCATGCCGTTGTTGTGTGTTGCGAAATAGTAGTGACCATCTTTGACGACTGTCTTCAGGACTGTGGTGAACTTGCCTTCCAGCGTCACATAATTGTCCAGCATCTTGCCGATGGTCTTGAAGTGTTCCCTTCCGTCTTCGGTCTGGTCAGAATGACCGACGAAATAGACGATCTTGTCATCCGGAAGGCGGCTGGCGATGTCGATCAGGGAAGCGAAGTTATAAGCCATGATGTTATATTTTTCATAACCCTTGACCAGTGCGTTCCGCATGAACTCATCCACCATCAGATAAGTGGCATCATCGATGACGATGCTCGGCTGTTTGATTTTCGGCAGCCATTCTGCTATAATTACATAAGGATTTTTTTCAGAATCCATCGGATTCAAAGTCTTCAGATCCGACCGGAATGGCAGTGGCTTCCCTGACACGCTGATGACCGCTACTTCATCATTAGTAAAATTGCGAAGCGCACTGGTCTTTCCGGATCCGGACTGTCCGTAATACATCACCAAAACGCTCATACCGCACCTCCTCTTTTCTTCCGGATACCGCTGTACTTCATAATGTGGACGGACTTGCCACTCGGCAGCTGATAAGCGATCCGTGTCTTCTTGACTGTGTAGCCGTCCCTGATCATCTCGCTGATGCGAGTCGCCAGCTTCGTGATCCCCAGCTCGAAGAACGCTTCCATCGTTGTGATGGATCCATTCTGGCGGACATAGCGTCTGATCTGGTCAGCCTGTGTTTCCTGTTTCTTCATAACATTTCCTCCTTAAAAATTAATTTCTGTTTGTTTTTTCATGTATCGGTCAAGCTCCGTGATGTCGAAGTATATCTTGGACTTCGGGACTGGTTCGCGTCTTCCGCCTGCGAGTGCAAAATCCTCGCTGTGGATGATGCGCTTGAGCCATCTGCTCGGATACCCTTGGGCGATCAGTTCACTGACCGAGTAAAGCTTTTTCATGTGCGCCTCCTCGCTATAGGTGTTGTTTGATGGATTAAATCCATCTTAAATGGTAAAAAAATATTAAAGAACCCGCTTTTTTTCTGCGATTGTGAAGTTGAGAACTTCAGCGATCTTCCTGACTGTTGAAAGTTTGATTCTATCCGGATCTGCCTTCCACTTATAATAAGTGGACACATCGACACCGATCTGATGGCACAATTCTTCGACAGTCAAGTGAAGCTTGCAGCGTTTCTCTTCAATTAAAGCCATGAGCTTATTTTCCATTGTTTAACCTCCCTCCATATTTAGTGCGATGGATTAAATCCATCACCAATATATGCCATTATTCGACTTTTGTCAATATAAAACTTGAATTTAATCCATCAAAACATTATAATTAGCAAAAAAGGGGGAAATATCATGGACATTGTATATATCAACATCAGGAAAAGACGAGAAGAATTGAATATGTCGCAGCGAGAATTAGCCTCCAAGGTTGGATACAAAGACAACTCCACCATAGCAAAGATGGAAAAAGGTCTGGTAGATATAACTATTGGAAGGCTGAAGCAGATTGCAACTGCGCTGGAAACTACGCCAGCCAAATTGCTTGGATTGGAGAATGACGAATGAAATATTCAAAGCAGATTTCACTCGGTTATACGATGGAAGGCAAGAGGATCCGGAAGTGGGTTCACGCCAATTCCATCGCCGAGCTGAATAGAAAAATAGAACAGTTAAAGATCGAACATCAGCTGACACCGAATGCGTCAGACATCACCTTC